ATGTAGATATCTACTCAGCTGCTGCTTGCATACTTCATAAGCTTAAAGACAGGATCCAGTCTGGAACTGTAATAGCTTTTGATGAGCTGATTCACTACGGCGGATATGAGGATCATGAGTTCAAGGCACTGCTTGAGTTCATCAATGAAACTGGATTTGAAGTTGAGTGTCTCGGTGCTAGACACGGTGAGGCTAGAACATTTAGGATTAAGTGATGAACGTGGGATTTACGTGCGGGGCTTTTGATCTGCTACATCCAGGTCATCTCGCGATGCTTGCTGATTGTAGAAAGCAGTGTAACTATCTTATAGTTGGACTACACAGCGATCCAACTATCGATCGACCAGAGAAGAATAAGCCTATTCAATCCATGTATGAGAGATGGCTGCAGCTCAAAGCTTGCAGGTATGTAGATGAGATCATTCCATACGATACCGAGAAAGATCTTGTCAACATGATGGCTACTCTTGAGATCAACACGCGGTTTATCGGCGCTGATCATCAGCTCGATAAGATCACCGGTCAATCCATCTGCGACCGCCGCGGCATAAATATCGTATGGAACGAACGATCACATGATTATAGTTCGAGTGAATTGAGAGGACGTTTGAAATGAGTTTCACAGATGAGTACTTCAACGAAGTAGTTGATATTGCAAATGCAATGAATAGAAATAAGATAGAGGAGTTGGTCAATGAACTCGTCAAGGTCAGAGATGTTAAGGACGGCCGAGTCTTTGTTCTGGGTGTCGGCGGTTCAGCTGGCAATGCTTCCCATCTCGTCAACGATCTACGTAAGCTCTGTGGCATCGAGGCTTATGCTCCCACGGATAATGTTAGCGAACTCACTGCTCGCACAAACGATGAAGGCTTTGATACAGTCTTCGAGGAGTACCTGAACACCAGTCGGTTCAACTACAACGACGCTATCTTTATCTTGTCAGTCGGCGGCGGCAACGAGCAGTTGAATGTATCAGTCAACTTGATCAACGCCATCAAGGAAGCCCGCGGCATGGGTGGTACTGTGTTAGGTATTGTCGGTAAGAAAGATGGGTACACCGCTACTCGAGGTGATACGGTAGTCGTAGTTCCCGAGCTCGCACCAACCCGAGTCACACCACACAGCGAGGCTTTCCAAGCAGTTGTTTGGCACTGCATTGTCTCTCATCCTAAGCTCCAGATAAAGAAAACAAAATGGTAAAAGCAATCTTTTTCGATCGCGACGGCGTTATAAACAAAATGATCGATCGGGATGGAAAGAAGCTACCGCCTTGGACTTTAGAAGAGTTCGAGTACCTCCCAGATGTAAAGAAAGCTGTTGACATAGTTAAAGAACTGGGATATAATACTTTTATAGTTACAAATCAACCAGACGTTCTAGACTTTAAGATGAAGTTCGATGAATTGTCTAAGATAATGCTTAAGATACGCAATGATCTTAAGATCGATGACTACATATGCGCCTGTCGGCGCGGTTCGCGTCTATACAAGCCAAGTCCAGGAATGATCGATGAGCTCGTCAACTACTACGGCATTGAGCCGCGCAAGAGCTACATGATTGGGGATACTTGGAAAGATATAGAGTGCGGCCGCGCTGCAGGCGTTAAAACTATCTACATCGGTGGTGAGCCACTCGAGAATGAACCAGACTACTACGCAGCCAATATACTACACGCATGTGAAATCATTAAGGAGTTAGAGAATGAAACTGTTCGCTGATGGAGCAGACTTTGAAGGAATCGTGAAGGCGGCAAAGGATCCACGCATTACTGGATTCACCACCAACCCAACGCTTATGGCTCAAGCCGGCGTTACCAACTATACTGAGTTCGCTCATAAGACTCTAGAGTTCTTGAAGGCTAATCGTCCCGACACATGCATTAGCTTCGAGGTATTTGCAGATGATCACGATGGGATGGTTCGCCAAGCTTTTGAGATCGACTCGTGGGGTCACCAGCACGGCTACGACGTATACGTAAAGATTCCAGCATACTTCACGTGGGGTGGCGACACGCTTGACGTCATCAATGAGCTCAGCTTTAATGAGATCAAGCTCAACGTCACTGCAATATTCACTCGCCAGCAGGTAAACAGTATCTTCAACAACCTCAATAAGAAAATCCCATCGATTATCTCTATCTTTGCTGGTCGTATCGCCGACACCGGTGTAGATCCTATGACTATCTTCCAAGACATCAAGGCACTCAAGCGGTTGACGGCAAATGCCGGCATTGAGGATAAGGTCGAGTACCTCTGGGCATCTCCGCGCGAGATATATAACTATGTACAGGCAGAGCAGGCAGGCGCTGACATCATCACGATGACTCCTGACTTGATCAAGAAGCTTGATAACTTTGGTAAGAATTTAGAGATCTTCTCTCTAGAGACTTGCAAGATGTTTTATGACGATGCAGTAAAGAGTGGATTTAAGATATGAGTGGATTTGAAGAGAACGAGATCTCCAAGAACGCGTTTGGTGGCACGGAGATCGCCAAGAGAAAGCTAGCCGAGATCATTGACCCGAAGTTACTCGAGAACTTCCAGATCATCTCGTCTCGTCACCGCAACTTCGAGGAAGATAAGATCAGGCTGTTCTGGTGCCACGACTTGCCTGAAGATCCAGAGAGCCAGAAGTTTCGCGATAAGAACTTCATGGATAACATCCACAAGTTCGTGTTCATATCAGACTGGCAGTACCAGCGCTATCAGCTCGTTCACGGCATGCAGTACGACAATAAGTCGATCGTGCTTGAGTCTGGTATCGAGCCTGCTCCGTTTGACTGTATAGAGAAAGACTACGACGGTAAGATCCGTATCTGCTATACGTCTACTCCTCAGCGCGGTCTTGAGATCTTAGTACCAGTATTCAAGCATCTGGCCGAGAAGTATCCCAACATCCATCTCGATGTGTTCTCAAGCTTTAAGATCTATGGCTGGGAAGACGCCGATAAACAGTACGAGCCTCTTTATGAAGAGATTCGCAATCATCCGCAGATGACTTATCACGGGTTTGCACCTAACGACCAGCTTAAGGAGTATCTCAACACAGCTCACATCCACGCGTATCCCAGCATCTGGCTTGAGACCAGCTGTCGCGCTATGCTAGAGGCTATGAGTGCCGGCTTGATCTGCGTTCACCCGAACTTTGGTGCTCTTCCCGAGACATCTGGTGGTTTGAACATCATGTATCATGGTGACTTCAACGACAAGAACGCTCACGCTAATGTCTTTGTCAATCATCTCGAAGCAGCTATTCATATGGTAGAGACGAAGAGAAGCGAAGAAGTTATTAGGTTCAACAAGTTCTTTGTCGATAGCCGGTACAACATCAATCGCATCAAGGCAAAGTGGGAGATGCTACTCACGTCTCTTCTTAATAAGTATCCAGATGTAGAGAGTCGCAAGCGTCCTGCAGAGATGTTTAGGTACAAAGTATGATAGTAACGCGCACTCCAGTTCGCATCAGTTTCTTCTCCGGCGGTAGTGACATGCCGTCGTTCTACAAAGATGATCTCGGTGCTGCGTTGTCAGTCACCATTGACAAGTACATCTATGTTATGCTCCACAAGACCAAGCACATGGGTGTAAAGGTTGTGTATGACCAGATCGAGGAGTTTCCCGACGTAGAGACGATGCAGAGCGGAATCACCAGCGAGACGCTCAAGTACTTCCAGATCAATAAAGAGATCACCGTATCATCTATCTCAGATATCTTGTCAAAGGGATCAGGGCTGGGATCTTCATCTGCATTCACCGTTGGACTCGTTAACGCGCTTTCTAGCTATTCGGGCATCAAGCCAAATAAGACTCAGCTTGCCGAGTGCGCGTGCATGATCGAGATGGAGAAGTGTGGCTACCCAGTTGGTAAGCAGGACCAGTACGCAGCAGCATGGGGTGGCATTAACTTGTTCCAGTTTGCCAAAGATCAGGTGATACTGTACGACACATCAAAGATCGATCCATTCACGCTAAAGTTACTCGAGAGTAATCTTCTTCTGGTATACAGCGGGATCGGTCGCTCAGCCAACAGTATCCTGCAGAAGCAGAGCGCTGCAATGAGCGACAAGGACAAGCTCAATCTCGTGAAGAGAAGTCGCGACAAGGCTTACATCGCGCTCGGCCACCTGATAGATCGCGACGTTGACTCATTTGGATCTCTACTAAACGATGCGTGGATGGACAAGAAGAGCATTGTTAAGGAGATCACGAGCGACTACTTCGACGACGTGTATACTCGAGCGATCAATGCTGGAGCTCTAGGTGGTAAGCTTCTCGGTGCTGGTGGCGGAGGGTTCTTCGTGTTCTACGTACCACAGGACAAGAGAGCCGGAGTTATCCACGATCTTGAGCAGAATACACAATGCAAGGTATACGACTTCAAGTTCACCACCGAGGGCTCAACAGTCCTAGCCAACGATAATGCCTAAATAAACCAGTTGACATATTTGATCTACTAGTTTATTATCAAAATAGGAACAATTCATGGATAACATTATCCAGTTTCCAAAGTCTAATATTAGTGGCAAGTTCATCCCTACAGATGAATCTCAGATAGAAGATCGCATGTTGTATCTCAAGCATCACCATATCAATGAGACACTCGCCAACGTAATACCAATGCTATTCACACAGCTCGAGGCTGCCGCTTTTGATTTTGGCATCGACGACGAAGGTTCTGAAGATGCTTATCTCAAAGACGGCGCTTTTGTAGTGGAAGCTGTTAGAGCTCTACTCTGTCGCTATCACGGACTCGATCATCCATTCTGTGAACTGTCAGAGGCAGTGTTTACACCTGAGGGAGCTCCCGAGGGTGGACTAAAAGTAGTAGATGAACTCAATCTTAAGTTTAAGAACCCAGACCTAGAGAAAGGAAGCAGCTGAGGCTGTTTATACATCATGATCATTGTTGATCTCTCACAAGTTATGCTGTCAAACCTGATGATGCAGTTAGGTAATCACACCAACGCCGAGATTGAGGAGAACATGGTACGCCACATGGTACTCAACTCTCTTCGCTCGTATCGCACTAAGTTTGCCGATGAGTTCGGTGAGCTAGTCATCGCCTGCGATAACAAGAACTACTGGCGTAAGCAGATCTTTCCATACTACAAGGCTAATCGCAAGAAGTCTCAAGAAGCTTCCGAGCTCAACTGGGCTGCGATCTTTGAGTGCATGAATAAGATTCGCGCAGAGCTCAAGGAGTTCTTTCCCTACAAGGTAGTTGACGTCGATGCGTGCGAGGCTGACGACATCATCGCTACCCTGTGCAAGCACAACGAGTACGAGGACATCTTGATCTTATCAGGTGACAAGGACTTCATCCAGCTCCACACATATCCCAACGTCAAGCAATACGATCCAGTACGCAAGAAGTGGATCAAGCACGACGATCCCAAGAAGTACAAGCGCGAGCACATCTTACGCGGTGACTCAGGCGACGGCGTGCCCAACGTACTGTCAGACGACGACACGTTCGTCACCAACGGCAAGCGTCAGAAGCCTCTGACTCAGAAGAAGATCGACGCGATGTTCGACATGTTTGGTAACGTGTCGGCTCACATGGACCAGAACATCACTCGTAACTTCCACCGCAATATTAAGCTCATCGATCTCTCTACCATTCCAGAGTCAGTCGAGGAGCGTATTCTCGAGGAGTACAACAAGCTCGAGGGTAAGAGTAGGGATAAGCTATTCAATTACTTTGTTGCAAATAAACTTAAACACTTAACCGAGCACATTCAGGAGTTTTAATAATGGCTACAGTTGTCGGCATGGCCGAGTTCCTTGAGAA